TTATCGCCGGAATTCAAATGGCGACCGACAACCTGAAACAGGTTACAGGCATTTATGATGCATCGCTCGGAGCGCCTGGTCAGGAGCAATCTGGGCGCGCAATCATTGCCAGACAACGCGAGGGCGACAATTCAAACTACCATTTCATGTCAAATCTGTCAATAGCAATTCATCACATCGGCAGAATTCTTATCGACATGATACCGACGATCTACGATACGGCGCGAACCATTCGAATCCTTGGCGAAGACATGACGGACAAAGTCATCGAAATCAACCAGCAATCACAGGAAGGCGAATTGTACGATCTTTCTGTAGGCGAATACGAAATCATGGTTGATGTCGGCCCGACGTATGAAACGAAGCGAAGCGAGACGGCGCAAAACCTAATCAACGTGATAACCGCGCTTCCAAACGTCGGACAAGTCGTTTCTGATATACTCATGCGTCAACTTGATTTTCCTCTGTCTTCCGAAGCCGCCGACAGGTTGAAACGCCTCATTCAACAGACCATGCCAGGCGTTATCATGGATGACGAAAAGGGCGGCAAGATGTCGGAAAGCGACATTCAGAACATGGTCAACGACATTCAGAAGCTTCAGGCCATGCACTCGCAGAGCATGCAAGAAAACATGCAGCTTGCGCAACTCGTGAACGACATGAAGAAGCAGCTTAAGGACAAATCCGATCAGACGGCGGCTCATTTACAAGAGACTATCATCAAGGCGCAAACAGAATTGCAAAAATCACACGACGAAAACGCGCACGACGTTATTATGTCCAGCATGAGCCACGGCGTCGATCTTCACAAGATGACGCAGGGATTTCAGAATCGGCAAGCACAGCAAGGATTGCGCGTGAATCCGGCGGGCGGGCGAGCGCAACCGGCGCAACAGCCCTTTCAACCTCAACCAATACAGCAAGGAACGCAGCAATGAAAAAGTTTCTCGCTCTCGTAGTGATTGCGATTTGTCTCTTTTCCGTTGACTCGAAAGTATCGTCAACGGCGCTCGATTCTGTTTCTCCTCATGTCTGCCAGTTCGGGCCGACGTGTCCGAATGATGGCGCGAATATGACGTGGTGCGGGACGGAATATCGAAGCACGATGCAATGCCGGACGGTCCAGATTTACCGCTGCATGATATGCGGCAAGAAGTGGGCGATTTGCACAGATTGACTTAGAGTAACATTTTACCGGCCAATTTGACCGGGAACAATCCGCGCTACGGCGCGATAACAAAAGGTGGAAAAAATGTCTGAAGAAACTTTGACAGCGGAACAGCAAGCAGCGGCAACCGAAGCGGCAACGGCAAAAGCTGAAGCCGATAAAGCGGCATCAGACGCAGCGGCAGCCGAAGCGGCGAAGACGCCGGAACAGAAAACAGCCGAGAAAGAAGCAGCGGATAAAGCGGCGGCAGATGCAGAAGCGGCAAAGAACAAGCCGCACAAAGACCGTTTTCAGATAAGGATCAACCAATTAACAAGCAAGATAAAGGTTCTTGAAGCCAGGCTCGAAGGATCACAGCAAGGACGAGCCAGCCAGGAACAGCAACCGATAAAGCCTGTTCGTGAACAGTACCAGAACGATGAGGCATACATTGACGCATTGACAGACTACAAGCTGTCTCTGCGATTGCCGGAAGTTCAAAGGAACATTCACGAAGCTGGAAGAAACGCCACTTCGCACACGGCTTTTCAAGCAAAGGAGATTCAAGCACGCAAGGAGATCGAAGACTACGATGACGCGATTGCAGAAGCCGCCGACATTCCTGTACAAGGAAGCGTCGCGGACGCAATCTTGTCAAGCGATATTGGCCCTCATCTTCGGTATTACCTTGCAACACATCCTGACGAAGCGGAAACGCTTAACAGCATGAGCGCCGGGGCGGCCGCAAGGCAGATCGGAAAGATCGAGGCAAAGCTTGAATCTGAAATTGCAGTGAAAAAGACCGCGAAGAAAAAGGTGTCAGGAGCGCCGCCTCCGGTGAAGCCGGTCCACTCAGGCGGGGACGCGGGCGGGGCCGTCGATCTTAACGACCCGAAAATGTCAATGGATGACTGGCTAAAGAAACGGCGCGAGCAAAGGGCGAAGGCTCACGCGCCACTCAAAAGAACAGCTTAACAAAGGAAAGTCAAAATGGCAAATACTCTTCTATCGCCTACCGCGATAACCCGTGAATTTCTCATGATTCTTCATGCGAATCTCACGTTCACGAAAAACGTCAACCGTCAGTACAATTCAGATTTTGCAAACAGCGGCGCAACGATGTCGGGAAAGATCGGTCCCTCGCTGCGTGTCAGGAAGCCGAACCGTTACACCGTGAGAACGGGTGCGGCGATTCAGGTACAGGACACGACCGAAGACTACGTTACCGTGAATTGCACGACTCAGAAAGGCGTTGACATGCGCTTTTCCAGTGCGGACCTCACGTTGACAATCGACGAATTCAGCGACAGGTACATCAAGCCTGCGGCTCTGCTTCTCGCTTCGCAGATCGACTACGACGGCCTCGCGCTGTTCACCGACATCTACAACTATGTCGGAGTCCCGACTTCGGCCTTCACGATTTCGACCGGCGCAAATCCGGCCCCAGGCGTGTTTCTGAACGCGGGCGCTCAAATGTCGATTTACAACGCGCCAATCGACGAACGCGCAATTTGCATGAGCCCTTACGGTCATGCGGATTCCGTGGCGAGCTTGTCCGGGCTGTTCAATCCGCAGGACACGATCAGCGAGCAGTTCCACAAGGGCGAAATGGGTTCCGCGCTCGGGTTCGATTTCCACATGGACCAGAACGTCCAGCGCCTCACGCCCGGCAGTCGAACAGCTACCGGCGACGTGACTTGTAACGCGCCGAGCCAGACCGGTTCTTCGCTCACATGCGCGGCCACTACCGGCCACACGTTTGTGGTTGGCGACCTGTTCTATTTCGGTTCTGGCACGGCGGTCAACACAGTCAACCCGGAAACACATCAGGATTCCGGAATTGCGCAACAGTTCGTCGTGACGGCTGCGGCGACCGCTGCGGGGTCAACGGTGACTCTGAGCATCAGCCCGGCGATAACCACGAGCGGCGCAACGCAGACGGTAACGGCATCGCCTGACAGCAACGCAACGCTGATTTTTGCAGGTACGGCATCGACGGCCTACATGAACCATCTGGCTTTCCACAAAGACGCCTTTACGCTCGTTACGGCTGATCTTGTGGTTCCCAAGGGAGTCGATTTCGCGGCCCGCGAGGTCTACGACGGGATCAGTGCGCGAATCATCCGCCAGTACGACATCAACAACGACAATTTGCCGTGTCGCTTGGATGTCCTGTACGGCTGGACCACGATCAGGAAAGAGCTGGCGTGCCGGGTTCTGGCACTGAGGTAGTTTCACGGAAGCGGCTCAGAGAGGGCCGCTTTTCAACCGAAAACAATTTTTAAAGGAGAATTTTATGGCAGTCACGGATTTTGGCAACGGCGGAATCGAGCGGATCGGCGAAGGTGCGCCGTCAGGCTCGTCTTTTGGCATCGCCGCAACGGACAAAATATCGTTCTACGGCGCAACGCCTGTTGTCCAGCAGACCGGCGGACTCAGCGCGGCGGACGCAACTACGGTTGCGGTAACGACCGGCGGGTATATGTTCGCCAATTCAACGCAGGCGGCTTCGATCATTGCTTGCGCGAAGGCCATGCAGAAACTTGGCTTGACAACCTAACATGAAGCTTGTCATCGCCACTCCGTTCTATTCAATGTCGGCTTTCACGCCGTACCTTGACAGTCTTATACCGTCAATTTCAGCGTTGAACAAATCCGGCATCGTTTGGGACTTTTGGGACGTGAGCGGAGATTCGTATGTTGACCGGGCGCGGAATACCATATGCGCCCGGTTTCTCAATTCAGATTACACGCACCTACTTTTCATTGATTCGGACATTTCTTGGAACGTCGAAGGGCTCGGGCAACTACTACAGTCTCCTTTCGAATTGACGGGCGGTATTTACCCTTGTAAGAACAACTGGGACTCGTGGACTGAGCGAATGAGGTACGACAAGGATCATGCGCCAATTCAGGAAGCAGATACCGGATTGGTTGAGGTTGAATGGTTGCCCGCCGGGTTTATGCTTATTACGAAATCGTGTATTGAAAAAATAGTGTCTCATTACTACGATAACTGGTATCATCCTGACAGTGGCAACACAGACGCGGAAAAAATATATTCTCTGTTTGAATGCAGTATTATAGATCACGTTCGTCAAGGCGAGGACGTGACGTTCTGCAAGAAGTGGGCTGCAATCGGCGGGAAGATTTATTGCGAGCCTCGCATTTCCTTCGGTCATTCAGGAATGAAAACATATGAAGGAAATTTTCACGAGCATTTAAAAGCTTCGTCTGAAGTAGAAAGAATTCGACGAGCATTAAGTGGGGTCGAAACGATAGGAGTATCAAATGTCATGTCTTGATTGCGAAAAATACCCGTTGTGTATCAATTATCCTGACGGCACATGGAGAACGGTTTACGATGAAAGTCAAGAAGCCATTGCGCGTCAATACAAATCCGCGAAAGACATTGACATCGAAGCGATCAACTCCAAGGCAAACGATCTTGTTGTGAAAGCTCTTGCCGAAAAAGAAAAGAAGCGCGAAGCCGAACAGGACGCGCCAATTATCCAAGTGCAAATGAAAATGAAAACCGAAAAACCTATGGATATTCCGAAGCCGCGCTTCGGTGCATCCATTCAATATAAAAAACCGTGTAAAGGTTGCTAAGAAAGGATTTTTATGGACTACAAAGGTTTTGACATAAACACCAATACGACCCCGGCCCCGTGGGGAGCGCGAGAGCAACAGATGGTTCAAGACGTGATTGACACAACCGTAGGAGACGCGGTGGGCGGTCTGAAAGACACGTACGGACACGGCCATGGTAAGCTATACGACGCAAACAAAAGCATCAATCTTTTTGTGGAAGAGCCGGGCCACGTATCGACGAACAATCTGAAAGTGTCAGGCAACGGCGTTGACAATGAGCCAGTCTTACAGGTTCTTGAACTTGGCGTTGCCAATACTCCCTCCGATCCGGTTGCCATAATCCAGGCTGCGGGCGGTGGAGCGTCAGCTCCTACCGGTCCTATTCTTCATCTTATCCAGGATACAAACCCATATTGGAATCACGGCTCACAAGCAGGGTTTGCGATGAACGTCGGCAACAAGGGAAACGCTCGTTGTACTTCCGATTTTGCAACCGCTCCAATCATAGTTGCCGATAGCGTCGTAATAGATGATAGTCCTACAGGAGGAACGGAGCTTGGTTTGCTTTGGTTTCCGACGCAACATCACATTGCGGGACGCGGGACAATTTGGGCGGATACCGGGGCATTTGCCGACTTCTATTTCTTCCCTGATGTAGCATGCGAAACAGACAACATTATTTTCATTGCTCACGATCCTTCAGACCTTATCGGTATCAATACGGGAGACTTACATTTACGCCTTGACGTTCCTGATTCAGGGCATAGTGCCGCACTGATTTTGACAAATCAATCTTGCGGAATAATTAAGGTCTGGTATCATATCGTCGCAAGCATAATAGATACCGCAACAATTAACTGGTAATTGAAAGGCGAAACAATGATTTATCAATTTCATTCAGGATCGATCCTCCCGCTTTACCAGCAATGCATTGACTCTGTAAAAAAGTTGGTCGATCCAAAGGATTACGCCTTTTTGACGAGTTTCCCGAAAGAGCTTGAAATTGATCCAACCGTGAATATTCGGGCGGCTTCTGACATTCTTCGTTGCCATCTTCTTGCAAATGATCCTACTGGAATATGGATTGACACGGATGTTCTGGCAAAGTCGATCTATGTCCCGCAACAGTCCGATAAGCCGTATTCAGCGAATCATTGCGCAATTATGTATTGCAATGGACACCCGGAATTTTTCGCGGCAATGCTTGAAAAGCGCAAGACCATGCGAAAGAATACTATTCCTGGATGGCTTCAGCATCTTGTCCATTGCGACTACAAAGACCAATGGCACGAGGTGCCTACGGGATCGTACCAGCATCTCGCGCTCGGATTTACGACGCAGAGAATTAACTTTTCAATGATCGGAAACGCAGAAAGAACCATCGCTATTGACTCACAAGGAAACATGAAAATAGTATGGTTGAAGTAGTCCAGTATTTTACCGGCGTAATACCGGAGGCGTACAAGAAGTGCATGGACCAATTGCGCTCTAAAATTCCTTCGGATTATGCGTATAATCTGATAACTGAAGGAACTGTATTTGATCGGAAAGAAAGTTGTTTGCTTCGGCTGGAATTGCTTAAGGAAAATCAGAATCGAATGTGGATTGATTGTGATGTCATGGTCAACGAATGGCCGAACATTGAAGATAGCAAGCCGTATGTGTACGCCGGGAATTGCGCGGCAACGATAATGTACTTGCCTGGGTTTGATATTCAAGGTCTTATTGACAATTTCAAAAGACAGCAAAGATTTCGAAGGTGTTGCCATTATCTTTTCGAAAGGTACAATCCTGAATTACGACGGATTCCGGTTGAATGCTTTCACCATTTGCGTTTAGGAACAAAATAGGAAAAATAATATGGCTATATACGGTTCGAACTTTGCCTATGGATCTTCGCCGTTTTACAAGGACGATGAAGCGGCGCAACCGATACCGATTGTCTGCAACGACGGAACAGTGATACCGCCTACAACCGTGCTGGACATTATCCGCCGGGCGTTACGTCTCCTTGGCGTACTGGCTACCGGAGAGACACCGGACGGTCCGGAGGCGGCGGACGCATTGCAGGTTCTTAACTGGATGATCGAGCAATGGACAAACGAAAAATTGATGGTCTATTACATAGAAAACCAGTTGTTCCCCGTGACGGCCGGAATCGGATCATATTCTATCGGCCCCGACGTTTCAAACACCTGGCAGACCATGCTACCGATCAAAATAGAGTCCGCGTTTTGCCGGGACAATTCAAGCGGATTCAACAACGATTATAAACTGGAATTGATTCCGAACGACCGATACCAGGATATTTTTCAAAAAGGCATTCTCACGACGTATCCGAAGTACGTTCACTTTGTTCGGTCGTGGCCGAACGGACAGATTGACCTGTGGCCTGTTCCGACACGCAATTACACGCTTGGG